GGCCTTCGGTACACAGGTCTCCGATGCTGTGTTCCTCATGTACGGCATGACCGTTCCCCATAAGACCTACCGGTTGGGGCGGCTTCTGACCATGCTTGCACAGAACAGGCCGCTGATTATGAATATCTGCACGGATTTGGAGAAGGAAAAGGCCAAGTCCCTCAAGACGGTGCAGATGACCAAGTACCCGGAGGCCAAGGAAATGCGGGGGCTGATGGAGTTGACCAAGAAAGTCCCGGATAAGAAGATGGGCTACCGGCTCACATACGAGTCGCCCTTGTACGATAGAAACGCCAAACAGGCATTGAATGAATGGTTAGGGAGGGAAGAACGATGGCAGAAACAGCGCGAGAAAACCAAGTCAGCAGCGCAGCCGTAAAGTATGAAACGGTCGCCGACATGGGTTCCGGTCTGGTCATTGCCAAAGTAAAGCTGACCGACTTCCGCGAGCAGGACATCAACGCTCGCATTATGAAGACCGAGATGCAGAAGCAGCTTACCGACAACATCAAAAAGCGGGGCCAGCTTGAAAGCCTCCCGTTCTGCGCACTCATCGACGGCAAAATCGAGATTATCTCCGGCCATCACCGCATCCGCTCTGCAAAGGACAGCGGTGTGCTGACGGAGCTTTTTGTCATTCTGGACACCACCGGCCTGCGGCGCTCTCAGGTGGCCGCAAAGCAGTTGGCGCACAACGCCATCAGCGGCTTTGATGACCAGTCCACCCTGAAGGAAATCGCCAAGATGATCGACGATGTGGACGATATGCTGGAAAGCTACATTGGCAAGGACATCATCGGTGAGCCTATGGCCGAGCTTGAGAAGCTGCTGTCCCCGAAGGTGGAGTTCGACTGGAAGAACGTCACGTTCACCTTCCTGCCGCACCAGCTCCGCGATTTGGACCAGCTTGTGAAGGTTCTGGGTTCCCTCAGCCCCGATATGCTTGGCGTTGCAGATATTGACCAGCACGAGGAGTTCATCGAAACCATCACGAAATATCAGCAGTTTGCCAATGTCAAGAACACCGGCGCTGCCATCCATGCCATGATTAAGGCCACCGAATCCCTGTTCGATGACCTTCACTTCGATGAAAGTCAGGAGTGGGTGCAGTTGCCCAACCTGTTCGGCTCTCCGGCCATCCCCAAAGAGGCTGCTGATACCATCACGCAGGCGCTCGACAAGATGGTCAAGGAGGGCGAGATCGGCCCGAAGAACAAGTGGCAGGCCCTTGAATACTGGGCTGCGGATTATCTGGCAGGGAAGTAGGTGATAGCAAATGCCTACGCCTCTAAAGTACAATCCGGCGTACCACGATGACTGGGCATGGTCACTTGCTATCAAGGGCGCAACAGATCAGGACATTGCCGATGCCTTCCACGTTTCGCGTAGGACCATCATTCGCTGGCGACAGACGTACCCGTCGTTCAATACGGCCTGTCAGAGCGGAAAAGAAGTCGCCGACGCAAAAGTAAAAAAATCTCTGTTTGAACGCGCTGTAGGCTTTGAATATCAGGAAAAGGAAAGCGTCATTGACGTAGACCCTCGGACTGGTGAGCAGAAGCCGGTCCGGGTCAGAACGCTCACGAAGAAAGCCGTTCCCGATACAATGGCTCAAATGTACTGGCTCAACAATCGTTGTAGAGAGGAGTTCTCTCAGACTCAGAAGGTCACGCTTGATGGTTCTGTTCAGGCCAGACCTTATGAGAACCTGAGCGAGGAGGAGCTGAGGGAGGCTCTGGCCTGCATGAGCGATGAAGAAGACTCCGAATAAACGGTCCTATTCTAAAGCTCAAAAAGCCGCGTCCCGTGAGGAGCTTCGTAATGAATTGGCGAGACGGTACTATGCCGATTATGTCCAGTACGTTCACATGGGCAGGTGGAAAAGAGCCAGACACCTCGACCTTGTGTGCGAGAAGCTGGAAAGCATCATAGAGGGGAAGACCAAGCGGCTGATGATATTCATGCCGCCGCGCCACGGCAAGTCCATGACCGTGACCGAAACCTTCCCCTCGTTCTATCTGGGAAAGAACCCAGAGAAGCGTGTCATCGAGATCAGCTATAGCGGCGACCTTGCCCAGCAATTCGGCAAGCGGAACCGCGATAAGGTCGAGGAGTTCGGTCCTGCGCTGTTTGGGCATACCATCTCCCAAGTGCAGGCCACCAAAACGAACTGGAACCTCGACAACGGCATGGGCGGCATGATCTCCGTTGGTATCGGCGGCTCCATCACCGGCTATGGCGCAGACCTGCTTATCGTCGATGACCCCATCAAGAACCGCGCCGAGGCTGAATCTGCCACCTACCGCGATAAGCTGTGGGACGAGTATCAGTCCACGGTGAGTACCCGACTGCACGCAGGCGGCGCTGTTATCATCATCCTTACCCGCTGGCACGAAGATGACCTTGCCGCCCGGCTCCTGAACCCGGAGTACGGCAAGGTTGAGGACTGGGACATTATCTCGCTCCCGGCCGTTTGCGAAGACCCGGCTACCGACCCTCTGGGCCGTGAGCTAGGCGAGGCGCTGTGGCCTGCGGGCGGCTACGACGAAGCATGGGCTGCACAACAGAAAGAGACCGTCGGTACATACGCATGGTCTTCTCTGTATATGCAGACCCCCACACCGAGCTCCGGCGGTATGTTCAAGAGAGAGTGGTGGAAACGCTGGGCGGCGCTGCCGTCCGGCCTGCATGACTTCATCCAGTCGTGGGACTGCACCTTCAAGGACAAGGACGGTTCAGACTTCGTTGTTGGACAGGTCTGGGCAAGGAAAGGCGCAGACCGCTATCTGCTCGATCAGGTGCGTGGCCGCATGAGCTTCACGGAAACGCTGGATGCCATGCGCGGGCTTTCCTCCAAGTGGCCCCAGACCACAAGAAAGCTGGTCGAGGACAAGGCCAACGGCACGGCGGTCATCGACGTGCTGAAGAAAGAAATCCCCGGAATCATCCCGGTGGAGCCGTTTGGTGGCAAGGTGGTCCGCGCCCATGCGACCACCGCTGTGGCTGAAGCTGGGAACGTCTACATCCCAGCGGCATCTGCCTGCCCGTGGGTGATGGACTTTGTGGAGGAAATGGCGGCGTTCCCAAGCGGTGCGCACGATGACCAAGTTGACTGCTATTCGCAGGCGAACGCCTATTACAACGACAATACGTTTGATATTCGTTCGCTGATAACGTAAGAAAAGAGGTGAATGCAATGCTGATTATTTTCTCGGTCAATGACCAGAAAATCACCCATGACCTGAAAGGCCAGCTTGTCGCAGGCAGCGTAGACATTGTGCAGGCCGCATTCAAATTTGACAGCTCGTGGGATGAACTGGACAAGATCGTCGTCTTCACGAGCAGCGCTTGTCCCAAGCCCGTCCCGGTGCAGTTTGCCGATGAGGCGTTCTACATCCCGAAGGATGTGGTGGTTAAGTCTGGCTCTGTTGTGACCAACCCCACCGGCCAGCCCAAAGGCACTTATATCAAGCTGGTTCTGGCAAATGCCACCAACGACACCCTGTACATTGATGTCGGCGGCCTGATCGAGTACGTTACCTCCGGCTCTGCTGCGGGTGATATGGTTGTCATCGCCATTGATGAGCAGACTCATAAGGTCACCGCATCTATCACCGACGGCGCAATCACTAAGGCAAAGCTGGAGACCGAGGTACAGACCGCCCTGAACAAGGCCCATGAGCACGCCAACAAGGCACTGCTGGACACCTACGACCAGACCAACGCCAACATCAAAGATGCCGTCGGCAAGAAGCACTCTCACGCCAATGCGGCCGAGCTGGACAAGATTGCTACCGGCGATAAGGCAAAGTGGGACGCCACCTCCACCAAGGTTGAAGGCATTGCTGAGGGTGCTACCAAGGTCGAGGCCAGCACCACCGAAGGCAATATTAAGATCAATGGCGTGGAGACCGCGGTCGTTACCATCGCCACCGACACTGAGGTCACTGAGATGCTGGCCGAGGTCTTTGGCGCAACCGCCTGATAACCCATAAGTAAGAATGCAGCGGCAGGGGAATGGACTCCTGCCGCTGTTATTTTTGGAAAGGAAAGCGAACATGAGCGACAAACTCAACACGCTTGAAGCGCTTAGGCTTGCTTCTCTGAAGGCAAAGGGTTACACGGCAGGACAGATTGCAGCGTTGTCTTCTGCGATGGAAGACATCATCAAGGACATCAACGATTCACTGAAGACCTGCGAAGATCATGTACAGTCGGCTCATGCTCCTGCCAATGCGGAAGAAAACGTCATCGTTAGCATCCAGAGGAATGGGCAGGCTATCCCTCCCGACAACAAAGTCGTGAACATCGAGGTTCCGACCAAGACCTCTGCGCTGGAGAACGACTCCTGCTATGCTACGGCGGATGAAGTTCAGGAAAAGGTCAACGGGGCCGGGCATCTGAAAGCCGTCCCTGTCGATGCTCTCCCTGCGCCCAGTGAGGCCAACGCTGACACCATTTATTTCCTTCGTAAGAACAACAGTGAAGCTGGGAAGCAGTACAGAGCGTACAAGCTCATCCACGGCATCTTTGAGATCGTCGGCTCTGCCGAGGTGGACCTCACCAGCTATGCTACACGGGAAAGCGTGGCAAAGGCGGATGATAACCTCATCAAGGGCATCTACGACAACATGACCGCAAGCAGCGAGAAGTATCTGGGCAGTGGGAACCTGCTGCTGTTCTGGACGCTTCTGAAAAGCCTGCTCAATGGCCATGAATCCAGCATCAACGACCTGCTGGCCCGCGTGAAGTTGCTGGAGCTGATTCTGAGCGCTGATGTTACCGGCAATCCATACTATGTCACCTTCAACACCCTGACGGATGTTGTGGTATCCTCTGGCATCTGGAACGAGTCGGATGGACGCATTGAATTTTAACAGGAAGGAGGAAGCGCAATGCACATACCTGAAGATGAGGCCGAGCGTCGGCGTTTGAATGAGCGTGGCCGTGAAATCCTCCGGCGGAAGAACGGCGCTGTGCGTCCGCATCGTGAGGATGGCTATGTGAACCTCCTGAACAAGTACGGAACCAAGCAGGACAACTCCGAGGCGTACAAGTTTGAACGGGAGCCGGTCATCCCTGATATGCAGCTTACCGGGCTGTATGAGGGCAACGGCCTGTTCTCCAAAATCATTGATACGCCTGCCGAGGAAGCGCTGAAGCATGGCTTCGACCTGAACCTGAAAAGCGACGAGTTGAACGCCTTTGTGGAAGATGCTCTGGATGATCTCGAATGGGAAGAGAGAGCCGCCACCGCAATCAAGTGGACGCGGCTCTACGGTGGCGCTCTTATCGTCATGCTGATCGACGATGGGCGCGGGCTGGAGGAGCCTGTTGACTGGGAACATATCCGCAGCATTGATGAGCTGCGCGTCTATGAGCGTTCCATCGTACAGCCCGACTACGCCAGCCTGTACCAGCAGGACTACGGCGGGAAGGGCGTTGGGAACCGGGTGTCCAAGTTCGGACAGCCGGAATATTACTATGTTTCCAGCATCTACGGTTCCTTCAAGGTCCATGAGAGCCGATGTCTGGTGTTCCGCAACGGCGTTCTGCCGGAGCAGACCTCCAATGCAACCTACCTGTTCTGGGGTATGCCTGAATACGTCCGCATTCGCCGGGCGTTGCGGGAAACCGTAACAGCCCACACCGACAGCGTGAAGCTGCTGGAGCGGAGCGTGCAGGCTATCTACAGCATGAAGGGCCTTGCCTCTCTGCTGACCACGGATGACGGCGAGAACCAAGTGCTGAAGCGCCTACAGCTTGTAGACACTTCCCGTGGTCTGCTGAACAGCATCGCCATTGACTCCGAGGGAGAGCAGTACGACTTCAAGACGTTCCAGTTTTCCGGTGTCAAGGATGTCATCGACGCGACCTGCAATATGCTGTCCGCGCTGACGAACATCCCCCAGACAATTCTGTTTGGCCGCTCACCGGCCGGCATGAACGCCACCGGCGACAGTGACTTCGAGAGCTATTACAACTTTGTGGAGAAGATTCAGCGCTTGATGCTGAAGCGTAACCTCCGCACACTGCTGGACGTTGTGTTCCGGGCGGGCATCGCTTCAGGCGATGTGGCCGAGGAACCCGACTACAAGCTGGAGTTCAAGCCCCTGTGGAGCCTGAGCGACACAGAGCAGGCCGCAGTTGACCAGACCAAGGCTCAGACCGCTCTGGTCAAGGCCCAGACTGCGCAGGCATACGTCGATATGCAGGCGCTCGACCCCACCGAGGTGCGCCGCCGCCTTGCGTCCGATGAGGAGTTTGATGTCGAAGACATCATCTCCGAGGATGACGAGGATGATCTGTTGCAGTCGTTGCTGGGTACTGAGCCGAGCGCCATGAGCGACGTGGAAGCCGCCCAGAAGAACATTGAGCAGGGGCAGGCTCCGGGCGGCGAGGAACAGAGCGCTACCGTAGCACCTACAGCCACTCCGCCGACCACCAATGCCGATGCCGCCGACACTGACTATGGTGTCGGCGTTCTTGTTGTGCAGGATGGCCGGTTTCTCTGCGGCACTCGCCTGAAGGGCGGCTCTGTTGGTGGACCGGGTGGGCATATCGAGGCGGGGGAGTCTCCGGAAGATGCAGCCATCCGCGAAACGCGGGAGGAGTTTGGCATCACTCCGAAAGACCTCATGCCGGTAGCCTTCCTGAGTGACCTGAAACCGCCGTACTGCCCGTCCCATGTGTTTCTCTGCACGGATTTTGACGGCAGCATCCGGTGCGCTGATGGCGAGATGACCTCTCCGGGGTTCATCACCGCCGAAAAGGTGGCCGAGCTGTCCACTCAGAATCCGGAACGTCTGTTCCCGCCGTTTGCCCAGAGCATCACCGCGCTGCTCGACGTTTTATCGTCAAATCCCGGTTTGACATCGGATGCACAAAATGCTAAGATGAAAGATAGGATGGACTTCAACGAAGCCGACCACCCACGGGATGAAAACGGGCAGTTCGCAGAGGGCGAGGGTAGCGGCTCTGGCTCCACCGAAAGCGGGCCTGCGGTATCTCCCGAAGGCGAAAATGTCCCCTGCACTGGGTTTGCTTCTCCTGCAAGGCTTGAAGATCATGCCACCCGCCACGGGCTGGCTGAGATGGGCTTTGCGACGAAAGAGGAATACCAGCAGAAAGGCATCGACTTTCTGAAGCAGCCTTGTGGCGGTGATGTTATTGGTTATGCTCGGCCTGATGGCGTAGTTGTTCGGTTCAACACCAAAACGACAGAGTACGCAACCGGTGTTCCCGGTGGGCCGCTTAAAACCTACATGAAAGCCAAGTGCAACCGAAAGACTGGCGAGGCACGGCCCGAAGTCGCCATGAAGTATTACGAGTTCAACAGGGAAAAGGACCTGAAGGAGGTAGACGATGAGCAAGGCAGTTAAATGCCCGGTATGCGGGCAGACCGAACTTGTCGATGACGGCGATGTCTGCGATGTCTGCAAGTGGTTCCATGACCGCTATCAGGAGGAGTTTCCTGATGAGGAGGACTGCGAGAACCACATGAGCCTGAACCAAGCCCGCGAGGCGTGGGCAGCAGGAAAGCAGGTGGAGTGAGCATGGATAACTTCAGAGTCATCTACCGCATTCTGCGGTATCTGGAAAAGGCGCTGGATTACGATGAGCCTAATATGGACTGCATCTCTGCAAAGGCGCTGAAGCTCTCTGACCAGCGCTGGGTAGCGCTGATGGAGATGCTTTCCAAGGAGGGCTACATCGACGGCTTTTCTGTGCAGAGGACCGTGGATGGCAGCATCCTTATCTCCAGCTCTACGCCGCGTATCACACTGAAGGGGCTGGAGTACCTGCAAGAAAACTCCCTGATGAAAAAAGCTGCCGAGCTTGCGAAAGGCGTAGCCGACATCATCACCTGAGAACCGAATAACGTACAGCAAAGAGCGATGGGAAACCACCGCTCTTTTTCTTTGCCCGAATTTCCCATCTCAAAAACGGAACGGAGAAAGAGCATGAACAAGGTCACGATTTACAGATATGACGAAAACAAACCCATGCGCACCCTGAACCTGAACGGCGAACCGTGGTTCGTTCTGCGGGATGTGTGCGAAGTCTTAGGGTTGGGCAACAGCCGCATGGTTGCAGACCGTCTGGACGAGGATGAGAAGGGGGTAAGTCAGATTGACACCCTTGGCGGCGTGCAGAATGCCACCATCATCAGCGAGTCCGGCCTGTACAACGTCATCCTGCGCAGCGATAAGCCGGAAGCCAAGCCCTTCCGTAAATGGGTCACGGCCGTGGTGCTGCCCAGCATCCGCAAGAATGGCGGCTACATTGCCGGACAGGAGGAGCTTTCCCCGCAGGAGCTTATGGCAAAGGCCCTGCTGGTGGCGCAGAAGACCCTGACTGACCGTGATGCCCGCATCAAGGAGCTGACAGCGCAGAACCAGATCATGCAGCCGAAGGCCGAGTATTTTGACGAGCTGGTGGCCCGGAACCTGCTGACCAACTTCCGCGAAACCGCCAAGGAGCTGGGCATCAAGGAGAAGGACTTCATCGGCTGGCTGCTCGACCACAAGTACGTCTACCGTGACCAGAAGAACAAGCTGATGCCGTATGCGGCAAAAAACAACGGCCTGTTCGAGGTAAAAGAGGGCAAGGGCCGGCACAACGACTGGGCCGGAACCCAGACGCTCATCACCCCGAAGGGCCGGGAAACCTTCCGCCTGCTGTGCAAGGAACCGCCTGTTTTACCGCAGTTCACCGCATTGTAAACCGGCATCAAGGCGATTGTAAACCAAAAAAGAACCGCTTTTTCCACCGCAATCACCGAAATGGTCGGAAAACGCAAAGCTCGAAATTGGCTGTTTTGGGAATATATCCACCTGTTTTTGGATAAATATTCAAAAATGGCCGAAAACAGGCCAAAATCCGCAGGAACGTCCACCGGACAATCCGGCGGAGCGTCCGACTATAACCGTACCTTACCCAACCAAACCGTAACCTGTTGTCAAATTTTCACTTCGTTCAAATTTGCCAACGGTGCGGGCGCGGGGCCGAGCATCAGGCAGGGGCTTTTTGCAACTGCCGCAAATAAAGCCATCCAGCGGCTTTCAACCCTCTGACACAAAATTATCCCACAAGCACATTTGGGACGTTTCCCGGCACTCATCAGAAGTTCTCAGAGGGCATTAAGCCATAATCTTAACTGCGGCGGTGCAAATCGCCGCTTTTTTGCTGTTCGGAACCAGAAAAGGAGGCGAAAACAGTGAATGATACCGTCCACGGACACATGGTACAAGACCTGCTCCGCCACCGCTTCGGCAGTCACGATAACCTGATATGCAAATATTCATCCAAGTACCCTGTGCAGGCGGAACGCGAGTTCCAGCGGCTCACCAATGCCTACATCCGTATCTTGAACGAACTGCTGAAGGAGTATCTGCCGGAGATCAGGGACGCGGCCCGCGCAGAGCGTGAAGCTGGTCAGCGCCATGATGACGCTTCAGACCTGATTGCAAAGGTCAAAACAGTTTTCTCCAAGATGACCGTGGAGCTGGAGCGGCGCACCTCTATGTTTGGCCTGCGCAGCAAGATCGAGTCTATGGCAAAGCTCACGCGGAAGTTGAGCATCCGGGAGTGGAAGAAGGCCGTCAAGTCTACGCTGGGCATCGACCTGATGGATGACTACTACACCGGCGAGCTGTACAGAACGATGATGGAACGCTGGGTCGAGGATAACGTGGCGCTCATCAAGACCATCCCGCAGGAAAGTCTGGGGCGTATGCGCCAGATTGTGCTGGAGGGCTATCGGAACGGCGAAACCACAACGGCCATCGTCAAGCAGATTCAGCGGACGTACAGCGTAGACCGGCGGCACGCCCAACTGCTTGCCCGCGACCAGATCACCAAGCTGAACGGTGACATCACCCAGCAGCAACAGCAGGACGCAGGCGTGGTGGAGTACGTCTGGTCAACCTCTGGCGATAGCCGCGTCCGCCCAAGCCATGCTGCATTGAACCACAAGCGGTTCCGCTGGGATGACCCGCCGGTGGTCGATGAAAAGACCGGGCGGCGCTGTCACCCCGGCAAAGACTACCAGTGCCGCTGCTGCGCACTGCCGGTCTTCAACATCAAAACCGTTGACCTGCCGGTCACGAAAGGGGGCGATGGCCGTGGATGAAACCATCCTGTAAGACCTGAGAGGGGAGTTGTTCAACATGGAAAACGATATGAAGGTTCAGCGCTTTGATAGCCTGCCGCTGGATGCCACCTATTTCACAGATGAGGGCTACCTTGTAGACCATCCCATCGTGACATCGGTGGGCATTTTTGTTTATCACAACCCGGACGGTTCCGAGCGCCGGGAGCTGCGGTTGCCTGAAGAAGTCTTTGCTGAAAAGAGCCTTGCGTCCTACAAGGGGAAGCCCATCATCGTAACGCATGATGCTGGCTACGTTGACACCGACAACGTGAAAGAGGAGAGCATCGGCACGATTTTGTCGGAGGGCTACCGGGACGGCGATGATGTCCGTGCAGAAATCATCATCCACGACACCGACAGCCTGAAAAAGTACAAAATGCGTGAGCTGTCCTGCGGCTACAACCTGCGTCTGGACGAAACGCCCGGTGTCTGGGAGGGGCAACCCTATGATGCCATTCAGCGGGACATCGAAATCAACCATCTTGCCCTTGTCGATAAGGCGAGGGCTGGTGAACAGGCCCGGCTCAACATTGATGGGCAGGGCCA